CGTCCATTTATAAGTCACTGCGATATCTGAACACTGTGTTCCACCGTGGCCATCTTGTCACGCACAGCATCAAAGTTCACAGTTGACCATAATCCGGGGTGCATGGGTCTTGGCCATGTTCCAGATGCAATCCAGGCCCAGCCAATGTGCTCATCATTCAGCACCGGCACAAACTCCCGGGCCACACTGCAAAAAAATGTGTGATAGGCAAATCCACCATCAGCACTGGTGAACTTTTCTATGGGAACCAAGCGTAGGTACTCGGGCATGTGGCCCAGTTCTTCTGTACACTCGCGTGTCATTGCCTCAATCAGTGTTTCGCCTGACTCAAACTTACCACCAGGCAATCCCCAAGAGTCTGGATGACGTGAGTCGTTTCTCAACAGATACAGATATCGTTGTGTGCTCACACTGTAGAACCAAACGCCCACGGCTGTTACAGTACTATTCTCCATTGTCCTCCGGGATATAATCCTTGATAGCTCTTGACCCATGTTGTGCCTGTCCATTTGTATTGAATTCCAGTTGTTATGTTAGTCACGTATTGTAAGTTGTCAGGACTGGACGTATTTTCAAACACCACTTGCCAACGACCGTCTAAGTATTCAATAATATCGTTTCGTCGGGCAATCAACGGTTGCCCCAACACGCCCTGCCAGGCCACAGCGTAGCCATTGTCGCTGCCAGTGTCTTCAGTTAACAAATAACGCTGACCATCTGCAGGCACAGGTAATCCTTCGTTTGGTCCACTGCGCAACGGATCAATCACTGACCTTACAGGTGACAAGGTATTTTGTGGAACTGTGTCCTCATCTATATTATACAACATAAACCGGTCATCAATGGGGTCATACGACACTGTTCCGGCAACTTCAGTGCCATCAGGTTGCTCTAAAAAGATCTGACTGATTCCCGGACGCAGTACTCCGTAAGCACCAACCAGGGCTGTCCATAACAAGTTACTGGGCGGGCTATCTGGTGGCGTCAAACTGGCATTGGGCTCGTCAATCACAGCACTGGGACGTAATGCTTGTAATTTATTGCCAATCAACAAGGTTTGATAATCCCATGGTGTAATTACCATGCGGGTGCCCAGCAACAGATCGTTGTCCAACACTGCATTTGACGCATCGCCTTTGGCATCATATATGTTGGCAATGATACGTTCGACCACGCCCAGTTTCTTGACCTTGGCCGGGCTACTGATCCAAATTGGCAGGGTAAATGTCATTGTACAAATGTCAATGGGATCTTCTGTGCCAACCGGAACACTACGACTGGTCCACTGTGTTGATTCTAACTCCACAATGCTCAAACTGGTCCAGTCAAGATAGTTGTCTGTGCTTTGGATTTCCAAAGCAGGATTGAACAACACCACAATCTGTTCCAACAACTGCATTTTTTGATTGGTGTTGCTGGTCCATAAATCTAACTTCAGCGTTAGTTTATAAGGCACAGGCATCAGGCGTTCGATAGTAAACGCATTGCCCTGTGTGGTTTCGTACGTGTCAGTGACATCATCATATGTGCGTTGACGCACAGAGATGTTGCTGACATAGTAGGGTTCTTGCATTCTGGGACGATCGTAATCAAATCCAGAAATATAAAAACTCATCATGGGCACAGAAGTCATAAAACTAGCAGAGTTGTTCTGCATGATGGTCTGCACTTGTCTGCTGGAATCTCCGTAGCGTATGGGCACACGTACTAGAGCGTGTGCTGTTCCTTCTTCGTTGCGTCCGTATTCTACTTGAAAGTTTGAAAAGATACGGGTGAACTGTAGCAAAAAGCGACGTATTTGTTCATCGAAAAAAAACATCGGGTTTGCGGCTGAATTTTGTGTTGTCATTGTTCGTTAACCACCATTGTCTGCATTGGGTTTGAGTATCTCACTCAAACTCTGTCGGCTTGGAATAGCACCACGGTCCGAGGTCTGTACTGTGTTTCTGTTGTTGACAAAACTGGCTCGTTGTGACGCTGCCGGTCCTTCGGATTCAAACACCGGTTTAATACGAACACTGTCTTCAATCTTGACCCACGACGCACCATTGAAACGAAACAGGCGATTTGGGAAGTAATCTAATCGTAAGGCATAGTTGCCAACTGCTGGTGATGCTGGAAAACTAACACCTGCAGTCACAGGCAATCCGTTGGGAGCAATGCCATCTCCGGTCAAGTAGCCAATGGTGTAGCCATCTGAACGTGGAGTAGTACCTTCGCCGCCTTGGGTACCGTCCACAGTGGGCGGTGTTTCGTCTGCTGTCAAGCCTGACTGTGCAGGTTGTCCATCCTCTGCTGTGGGTAGAATATAAAACTTCACAGTGTCGTATCCGGTCAGCGGAACTTCAACATCGGCTTGTACCAAAATTGCATCGTTCAGTTCTAGATCTTTTGTGCGAGTAGACGTTTTTCCTGCAATGGTGTCTGGTGTCTTTTCTGCCCAGTAAGCAGTATTGGTTATGTCTGTGCCTGGCGGAACATTGCCAACAGCAGTGTAGTACTTGTCGCCGTTGTTCACAACAGTACCGGCTGGATAATAGTTGCCGGGATCCCAGATGTTGTTGGGTTCAAATGCCTGTTTGGTAATGCTGTTGTATTCTTGAGCATTGACCATTGGAGTGGCTTTGACCCGCCACAAGTGCGGCAACCAAGTTTGACTGAAACCTTCAGATGCAAAAGACGCATCTTGAATCACATACCATCGCGGCAATGCTTTGGCTAGACTTTTATCCAAGGGATGATAGTCCTTTAGATTGGGAATTTCTATCACATCACCTGACATGAGTTTGCGCCCAATGGTGTCAATCATGTCATTGTAATGAAATGTGATGAATAAAGTGTCGTTGTTTAGGAACAGGCCAAATTGGGTAAGATCAAAGTCAACGTCGGCCACACGATACACCCCACGTTGTACATACACATCTGGATCATACTGTCGATCACGGTTTTCCAGCAACAACAAATCTTCAATGAACAACGGATTTGAAGTGTCGTAAACAGGTAAGGTAGCATCTGCGTCACCGGGGTCGCCAGTTGACGGACCCATATACCGATGTATGTAAATATCCAATCCGCCAACAGTGTATTGCTCACTTATAACTTGATCTAAGTATTTGTAATCGTTTGTCCGGTTAGGACGGTACATGGAAAGTCTTGGCATACGTTATTTATGGTGCTGGTTGACTGAATATTCCCATTTTGCTATAATTAGAGCTTAACTACAATAAGGAGCCATTATGCTTACAGATGTACACAGCGCACAAATTAATAATACTGAAGTATACACTTTAGATTATGAGGCAGAAGCCCTGCAAAGTTACGACGACACAGGCAACGACTTAATGGACGAGCTTGAGGTACGTGCTACTAATGTTATTTTGGAACAAACGGGGTGGGATGCTCGCGAGGATTTGGGCGGCATTACTGCGTATTTTAAAGATCATGCTTTAGTAGCATTCTACGATTATGAGCAGTTTAAAGGTACTGTGTTCTAAAAACAACACTTTAGAAAAGATTGACACTTAAATGTATCTTTGCTATAATACACACTTAACCACTCCAGGAGTATGTTATGAAAGCTGTTAACTTTTTAGCAAAGTACACAGGCCCAAAAGGCAAACCTTTTTATTCTTCCTATTACAAAGTAAAGGCAACAGAAAAATGGGTAGAGTATGCATTGGATATTGTGGACATGAGCCGTATAATAATGACAGTGGACTTTGACACTAAATGGAAACTGGTAGAGGCATTGGAAACAGCAGAACGTAAAAAAGCCTGGATGTACAAACACAAAAATTTTGACGTTAAACGTGCCGCTAAACTTTTTGACGCTGTAAAACACTTGCCCAGAACTAAGTAAGGAATATTATGATCGCAACTAAACCCGTTAAACCCTTAAACCCACGCAGTGCAGATACCAATGCCATGGGCATGGAACCCACTTGGAAAACTCAGCCCACAGAAGGTCGTATCAGTGCTCTTAGCCATGCATTCAGTTGGTACAATTACTTTTACGGCAAAAAAGACGCACGTGAAATGATTGTGAACTATCTGGAAACACATGGCCGTAAAAACGATGTGCGCACCCTTAAACGCATTCCAGACAGTTCAATCAGACTCACCACAGGCTGGCTGTGTCGCATGAGCCAGGTGGGACTGGAGCTCACAGATCACGAGCAGATCAAACTGGATAACCTGCTAAAAGATATCTTAGAATCCAAACAAGATGCTGTGGCGGAAGAAGTGATAGCGGATGATGGGGTGCCACGAATCACAATCCAGGACCGACTGCGTGAAAAGGTGTCAGAGTGTGCAAGTGAATTGGACGGATTGTTTGACGACTTTATCGAAGAAGGCGCCAAACTCACAGCAGACTACAAACCTGTGGTGCTTATGCGTTCAATGAATGTTGCTCCGCAAATGGTCAATGACATTAAACAAATTTGGACACGCAAATTAGAAGAATTTGATGCGGCAGTGGCAGGCAAGGATGCGGACCTGGTGCAGGGCTACAGTTTCTTGAGCAAGGTGCAGTTACGGAATTGCGTAAAGTTCTGTGAGCTGGTAATTTCGGACTGTGGTGCATACGTACAGATTAAAAAGGTTGAACGCAAGCCGCGTAAAGTTCGGGCAGTGCCACCTGAGAAACGTGCCGCCAAGTTCAAACATGTGATGGAATTTGCAGAACTCAAACTCAAAGGTTTACCTGCCGCAAGTCTAGTAGACAAAGCCGAAGCCTGGTTGTATGACACTAAGAAACGCAAACTGATCCATCTTGTGGCAGACAGCTATACACAGGCATTCACTGTGAAGTCAAACTCCGTGATTGGGTTTAGCACAGTAGAAAGTCTGCAAAAGACTGTGCGTAAGCCTGCAGATGTTCTTAAGGCCTTGGGTGCCGCAGGCAAGCCCGCTGCCAGGAAGATCTACAAGGACTTGACCACTACAGAAACTGCGTTTAACGGACGTGGCACAGAGAACTTGATCATACTCAAGAGCTGGTAAGTAATGGATGCGATATCCTATACGTTTTCCAGACGAGCACCCAGATGATCCAAGAATATACATTCCAAACATTGAGTTTTACATAACTAATGTTTGCAATTTAACCTGTCCACAGTGCAATAGATTCAATGACTACGACTTCAAAGGTTGGCAACGTTGGAGTGACTATGAATCTCAGTACACTGAGTGGGCCACAAAAGTCCGACTGCAACGAGTCACTATATTAGGTGGTGAGCCACTGTTAAATCCAACCATATGCGACTGGATCATTGGACTCAATCGCTTGTGGGGCAAAAAAGTAAACGTACTGACCAATGGCACTCGCCTGAATCATGTGCCTGGTCTGTATGAAGCACTGTTAAACTACCGAGAAGAAGATGGTAATTGGATAGGTGTCAGTGTGCATAACATCAATGATTTACCACAGTACTTTGAAGAGATACGCAAGTTTCTCAGAGGCGATATAACATTTTACGAAGGCAAAGAGGCACTCAAGTCCGATGGCACCAGAGCAACCTGGGGTGCAGACTATGCGTTTGTTGACAGCAACGGTGTGCATGTACACGTTTGGGTGTACACCGAGTTTAGTAAATCAGCCATAGTGACCAATGATCAAGGACAACTCACACTGCATCAAAGTGACCCTATTGTGGCACACGAAAACTGTGGTTTTCAAAAGTTTCAAAGTTATCATTTTATCTGGGCCAAGTTGTACAAATGTGGTCCAGCCGGACTGTTGCCAGAATTTGATAAGCAATATCCTCTTGATCTGTCCGAGCACGACCGCTTCTTGCTAAGTGGATTACGCAGATACAAACCACTTACGATTGACGAGTTTGCCACACGGGGTCGACAATTTATTGATAGAATTGATGATCCCGTTGAACAGTGCAAGTTTTGCCCAGAAAATGTAGATGCACACACTATAGTGTCGTTTAACAAAGCAAAGAATTCAACCAGTACATTTAACATTAAAGCAGATTCGATTAAGACCATAAATATAAACAACGGAGTTTATGATGGCAATTGAAGAACAATCAAGTCTTGACACACTGAAACAAAATCTCATTGAATATGTGCAGTTACAACTGGCTTCACAGATCATTGATATTGAACTGGATGCAGAGCATTACGAAGCTGCCTATCAAAAAACAATAGGTGTGTATCGCCAACGTGCTCAGGGTGCGTATGAAGAAAGCTATACGTTCATGGAACTGGTCCGGGACGTAATTC